AGATAATGCCTGCATCATATATCCTAACTCCTGCTGCCATAAACAGTATGTGCTTATATTGACTGTAATTTTCTAATCCCTGGTCAATGCTGTCTGCATATACAATATCTAATCTAGAACTTATCTGTTCTAATCGATGTGCATAAAATGTTGTATAATCAGTCATAGTATCTTTTAACTGATCGTGTTTTAACATGTCAGACGGAAATATACACACCGCAAGGTCTATATCATTTTCAAATCTTCCTTGTACTATATTCATAACTGTTTAATAGATTCTTTTATTAAGTTAGTTATAGCAAGTGTAGGCTTGCCATGAATAATAATATGATATCGGTCTTCATTAGAATCATTAACCACTATATGTTCTCTGCCTATATCTAACATAAATCCTCTTCCAACTTTAAATGGAACTGTTCCTATATCCTTAAACACAAAGCGACAACCTTCTGGTTGTGTTAATGCAAAATTTAAAGGGCCAAATATTCTGCCAGGGCCGTCTACGTGTGGCATAATGTATCCGCCTGCGGATAGCCTCATTATTCTAACTCGACCGTAACTAGAAAACGGTAGTGTTCTTATTAGATTAACAATATAAGGGCAGTAGTCACAAACTTCTGTCCATCTATATTTGCTTTCATCTGTGTGTCCATATCTGTCGTAGTTTTCAGTCTTGTCGTAGTCTAACCCGTGTAAAGTTAATGCAGCCCAACCTTCATGTCCGTAACTATTAATCTTATCTTTATCTCTATGCGGAACAAAAAAATGTTCTATCTTAGTTAACTCGTTAGCAATCTTTGTTTGATCTACCGATACCGATACAGGTGCCCACGGCCAATCACTGTTCCATAAATTATTTGGAAACTCGGTTGGCATCCATACCTTGTGCTCGTGCTCTAACAAAAATGTTTCAATTGTCTTGTTCATATATTCTAATATCTTCAACAGATCTAAATGTAGTTAGTACTTTATGATTCCATTGTAGTTTACAGTCGTGTCTATAAGTTTTCCAGTGATCAGGATTAGGATCAATCTTTAAAAATGTATCGTTAATAACAATATCACCTATAGGAAATCGTCCTAGTGTTAATTGATTTAAGTTGTTGAAAGGTACTTTCTTTCGTATATCAAATGGCAGTGCATTACACCAATTAATAAACGAAGATACTCTATTCTGCTCTTCTTGGTCGATATTAAAGTTTAGCCAGGTTTCGGCGGCAAATCGTTTCTGGGGCTTGACCATATCTCTTACAATTACTTCTACATCATTGTCCTTAGCCACAGCTAGCCAATCTTTACCTAATGTATTATAACCTAAATATAATCGTCCCCAAGAAAATCCAGTTTCAAGTAATAACTTATCCATTTCCATTATAGAAAGGTGTAGGCCAAGAGGTTGTATATCATATAAAATACCAAAACCTCCCCATGTACCGGGTTCAGTAACCATAGCATCTTCACACATGTGAATATGTTCATTTAACGCAAAGAAACGATCCTCAAGTTCATAGCTAAACTTATTAGACAACTTTAGCTCGTCATATCGTTCTCCAAATATTTCAAATTCTTCGTGAAGATAGTTTAACTTGGGATTATCAATTACTTCGTAAGTAGGCAGTACCTTATCATAAAGTTGATTTATCTTTAAAACAATATGATTAATCTGTTGGGTTATTTCAGGAACATCTAATGCTGTCCTATTATTGAATGAACTGGTAAATGCATGTCTAGGATTTTTTAGATTTAATTTAGTCAAGCCTACCCATCGAGCAGCGAGGTGTGATTTCTGAACTTTGTATGTTATATAATGATATTGATCAAACTTATCTTTGATCTTAACTTCTAAAAATGTATCTTTCATAGTAACTTCTTGAAAAACTCGCTGTTGGTAGAACGTAAAGTATCTAACTTATCAATGTATTCAACAGTTTGATCTAACTTACTGCTCCAGTCTTCACTATTCATAAAGTCTATCATTTTCTTTAGTCGTTGAATAGCGGGATTATCTGTATGCTGTTCTGCATAGCGATATATCTTTTCGGCAACTTTGTCCTTTGTGTGTTTGGGTAATACTTTAGTGCAGAGGTATTGAGGATAATGTAGAGTGCCGGTATGAAAGATGCCATCCAGTCTAGGCTTACTGATCTTTTTATAGTTCTGCATCAGCAACCAATCTGCAAACTCAGGCAGATAGTAAATGTTTAAGGCCTGCACTGTGCATAGTATTTTAATATCAATATTAGCAGGAGTAGTGTCGTACAAATGTAGGTTACGTTCAATGGTATCCCAGTCGGCAGGGTATCTAATATAATCGTTAATCTCCTTGCCGCCGTCGATACTGATCATAACGTCAACATACTTAAACTTAGTCCATAGTTCAACAACTTCTTTATCGTAGATTGTACCATTGGTATGATATCGTAGGTCAATATTCTTGCTTGCACCAGATTCTACTAACTTAGTCAGTATCTCCTTGTGCTCTTTAATGTATAAAGGTTCTCCGCCGCCAAATATAATATGTTTGATATCTGTTGCAGAATTATAAAAGTCTTCTAAGAACTTATCGTCTTTATACCATTCAAAGTTGTTTGTAGAGTAGTTGTCAACTTTATGTTTCCAATCCCACTTGGCTTCTGTCTTAAGTTCTTGTTTTAAAATAGTTGCATGTTTGACCCATTTACTAGAATCAATAGGTCGACACATCACACATTGCAGGTTACAGGTATTACCTAGTCTTAGATCTAAAGTGATCCAATCAGTATCTAGTGACCCGTCTTCATTAGTACTGGCAACTAGTTCATCAATATAGTCTTCGCCTAACTTACCTTTCCATATATGATTTTCAATCTGCCTATGACTGTGTATGCCTACCTGTTCTTCTTTATAACAGGCAGAACAGTTTTTAACAGGTAGGCCTTGTAGCATATTTTTTCTTGCTGATTTAAAGTGATCACTATTCCAAACTTCTTGCAAAGACATGTTGTTTAGGTTTAGGTTATGTTCACTTCCGGATACACAGCACAATAATGCACTACCATCTGTGTAGGTAGCAATATGTGTCCACGGTAAGATACAGAATGTTTTACTCTTCATTTATTAAATCCGCTAATTCTGCACTGATAGATCTAAGACTTTGACTTCTTTCAACATCTAGCGAGTGCGTATAAATTTTGAATCGTGCTAATTGTTCTTGCCAATCTGCTGCCCTAGGCTTTTGCAATAAGCCAATAATACCGTTTACACTGTTAACAGTTAGCTCTGGACTGCTACTGGTCAAATGTGTATTTTTGTATTCTATTAGATCATTAGCTACTTTATTTCTAATTTCATCTGGCAATATTGTTACAGACAAATGTGAAGGATGCACATTAATTAAAAAGTCAACAAATATATTTTTCCTGTATTTGGTGTTGAGTGTATCAACCCATTTTAGTGTGTCAACAAGATTAAACACATTATATACCTGAACTGTAGGTGTTAATCCCAAATGTACATTAGGCATCTGTGCCAAAGTTTCTACGTTTGCACTTATCTGTTCCCAATGACTAGGACTCCTAATGTAATCGTTAACTGCACCCACACCATCAACACTGGCATTGATATTAACTCTGCCAAACTGCCCAATTAAACTGGTAAACTTCTTGTTTACGTTAGTGCAGTTAGTGTTAAAAAACAGTACAATATCTCTACGGCCTTTACGTATACATTCATTCATGAACTTAAAGTTATTTTGAATTAGCGTAGGTTCTCCGCCTGTCATATATACTTTCTTTAAGGAAGGAATTAGGTCAATGATTTGATCCCATAAAAAGTCTCTTTCAAACCACGATTGAACATCATTAATTCTGCTGTCAAATCTACCAAATGTCTTTGCCCAAACTACTTTATAAGCTTCGTCTTTCTTTTCTAATTCCATGTGCTCTTTTGCAATTTGACTGCTATTAAAAGGGCTACACATTCTGCATTTTAAATTACATAAGTTTCCTAATCGCAAATCTAGATAAGCAAGACTATAATCAAGTTCGCCACCGTTCAACACTGCTTTGTCAATTAGGTCAAACATATGCTTGCTGCCTAATTTATTACTCCATTCAGAATTAGCATATTGTCGATTGCTGGTCCGTCCACTACTTTCTTGCAAGTAACAAACTTTACATCCTACTAGTTTATTACCTGATACCATTTCTGTTCTGATGAATTTCATTTCATTAGAATTCCAAGAATCAGATAATTTTTCATTTATCGTGAGAACTTTTCCGTTATCATCTTTTAGCCTATGTGTATTACGTTGCATCATACAACAAGGTTGTACAGTTGCATCGGTGTTTACTACCATACTGACAAATGGTATAGCACAGAATGTAGGCATTATCTGTTCTATGTCTTTTTCAAATTTGTTCATTAAATTTCTCTTTTAACCATACACGGTCATTTATTAATCTTAGTGCAGAAGAGTTTGATTTATTCTCTTCCCCGTATTGTTTTCCAGCAACCGCTCCGAGAACAGCATATTGACTAAAATCCCCTAATGCTGTGTTGCACCAAATATCTAATCGATAGGTAGTCTCGTCGTCTATCTGATTCTTAATAGTTCCGGCAGCTAGTTTAGCACATTCCCTAAACGCACTACGCCATGTGCTAAAAGGATCTGTATTAAATGCAGTAACGTTACTAACCTGTTTCATTACTTTTAACTTAGTACCTAGTCCAGTGGTTAGATCAACATTCCAAGTCTGTGCATCTAGTAATAGTTGTCTAGGGAATAATTTTACGCCACCATATCCGTATTCTAAACCATTAACTGCGTTGCGGCTAGGCCAGACATGTATGCAATTCCTATTGAATATATTTGGCTGGTAATCAAAGGACCAATCATCTAATAATGTTGCATCACCATCTACTACCCAAAACATATCTGTCTGTGCTAATTTGGCTGCTGCTTTGTGTGCTTCAAATATTCCTTTAACTCCGTGTACTCGTTGGGCAAATGGTACTCGACTTAATACCTTATTCCAATTGCTGTCTGCGTTAGGTTCATCGTAACTGATAAAGATAACGTCTAGTTCATCGACAATTTCAGGAGTAACATATCCCATGTCTTTAATATCTAAAGGGTGTTCACATGCACGTATCTTCTTAACCCAAATTTTGTCTCCAGCAAAGTACTTAGGATCTAGATACCACACATGCTCTAAATTGTAATCCTCTGGCTCAATTGATTGAGTGATTGGTTTGAACAAGTTGGCGGGGATGTCAGGATTAAACTCTTCTACTAGATCGAACTCATTTACCTTTGCGACTTTAAAGTCGCACTCAATTACCTGCCAGCCGTCAGCAGGAGTCCAGGTTCCTTTAAATTTTTTAGCAATCCATTTGTCCTTCTTAACCCACATTATACAATGATCTGCTGATAAGTCAGTATTGATATAGTCTAGTATCCAATCATCAAATATAGGATTAACAATAATAAATTCATCAAAGCCCTGACCTAGTTGATGCAGTCGTTGATCATACGTGGCAGGATTATCCTTCCATGT